CAAGATAGTGAGTATTGTATGCGAGAACATCTAGGAGCGCACTAAGACCAGAACCCTCAAAGTCATAGTCCTTGAACTCTGTCTGATTTCGCATAAAGACTTTTAGATTATCTTTAACCTCATCAAAGTCAAATTCTGTTACGTTGAGTCTTTTTCTAGTTGCTGCCATTATCGTAATCTCTCTAATAGAACTTCCATGTTCACAAGTTCTGTGGGTGCATTGACAACATAAAACTCAAGGGTTACATTATATGCGTTGTTATCAAGATCGGGTATTGCTCTAACGCCAACCAAACGAACTCTGGGTTCGTAGTTTTGAATAGCAACTTCAATCTTCATGGTTAGAATATATGCTGTAACCGGAGTCATAGGTTCAAACAAAATATCTCTGACCCCACAACCAATCTCTGGGTGAAAGGGTTTCTCATAGAAATTTGTTAGTATAAGATTTCTTACAGACCTCTTGACTGCAACAATGTCATTGACTTTAGAAATATCCTTTGACCCAATTTCAGGACTGAAGAATAAATCAATATCAGAATACAACTGAGCAGCTCGTTCCCGACCTTGAAATGTACCGTCAGTGTATGCGTCCTTTATTGCATCGGTTGAATAGGCAGCCATAAGTATTCCCTTTTATTATATTTATACACTCTCTGCGGTGTTTTGTTTCATCATATACTTATTATTAGACTTCCAGACATCTTTTGCATTGACACGAATGAATCTTTTGTTTGTCTCATTTGTATTTGGGTTAGGAATAGTAACCATGACATTCTTACCGTTGTTAAATGCATCAAGTTGATTTCTCATTCTCGCAAGATCGTTATTCATATAATTTCTACGAACTGCCTTAGTAGTAGCCTTACAAACATTATTACGTTCACCCTTTGATGATTCTGTTTCTCTTGACTTTTTCTTTCCCATAATATAACTCCTCTAGGTTTGTTTGTATTTAGTCACCCCGCAAGATCATATTCATCAGCCATCAGGTCAGCGGTTAATTCTTCTTGATATCTCCAGTTTTCTGATTGACCGTGAACCCGTCTGGATTGATCCAATTACCAGCAGGATTTTTTTGAACGGGTTTACCGTTGATGATAGCGGTATTGGCATTACTATTAAAATTAAATTTGTTATCAGTGTTATCAGCTGATGTTCCAAAAATTCCAGCGGAGTCGATATTCTCTGGAGTGCCATATTCAATGCCGCGCTTTGCAGCTTCCTCAGTAGATAATTCACTGAGATCACCGAGTAAAATTTTGTTTAAGGCTTCAGTAAATGATGATCCTGACTTTTTTTCAGGTATCGGGTCGGCGTCGGCCACCTTTATATTAGAAGGTTTCAATTGTGCTGCAGATGTGCTACCAGCATTCTTTTGCAAATTTGGAACAATAGAACAGGGATCGAACCCTTTCGTAATTAATGACTTTGCTTGTGAAATAACACTAAAAATCTCTGAACCTACGGCGGCGACAGCGTCTCCAAATTCGTTTACAATTTTTTCAACAGCAGTAATATATTCTTGGGTGCCTTCGGTAAGCTCATTTAGTACTGTTACTTCTGCTTGCAAGCTCAAGGGAATACCTGTACCCTCGTCGAAGACATCGGTTACAGGTGATATATACGGAGAATCCTCTGGGAGTCCAAAAGTTCCAGAGGAGTCGATATTTTATGACGTTGTACTGATCTTTGTACCGCCTCCATAGTATGCCGAATCCGCATAACCGTCTTGATCAAATATATAGTCTTCATCTAGGTCAGTGTCATATTCAAAACCGGGTGGGGCACCGCTACCTTCTAAGCCTAAGGTTTCAGCTATCCAATCTCCCCCCTTTTGCAAAAAGGCCATGAATGACGTAAGTGCGTTTTTATCTCCCTCGACGACGGCCACGGTCGCCGTAGCTGTTGCGGGTATAGATGCTTTCTGCGCTGCCTTTGAAGCTTGTAACTTTGATAGAACATTATTTACTACCGAGCTTGCACCACAAAGATTATCATTTAAAAAATTTCCGGCCATTTAATATCTCCTATCCAGCAAACACATTAGGACTACCCTGTGCAACAGAAGTGCATGTGGCATCACCAACTCTACCACAACCCCTACCATTCACTCTAACTTTAGATGATCCAGATTGAATTGCAACTGCATGGCCTCCACAAGGAGGTTTGTTTGGTGGTACTTTGTGGCCAGTATTTGGATCACCTTGTCTGCTTATTCCTATACCATTCACCTTAACATTAGTTGAGCCGCGGGCTCTGACCATACCACTACAGTGTGGAACATCAGCGTCACCTATTCTGCATACTGATGGCATTTTCTTTCTCCATTAATTGTTTAAACCGATCATGCCATAAATGTATTTCATCATGGTCTTCTTGTGTATGTGGTTCTGGTGGAACATCAAAAACAAATTTTATTACATGATCAAACTCTTCTGGTATATCTTCCCACCGTGTATATTTATTAAGTTTTCCATTTACTAAAAATTGAAAATCATGCATTATTTGTGTTCTCCTGTGCAATCAATAAACTTAATTTGTAATTCCAAAGATCAACCTCTCTTACCTCACTCACCGAATGACTATCTGTTGATGCATATGGTTCACTAACTGGGCCATGAGAATGATCTGATCCCGGTACATCTTGTTCTACTATAAATGCTTCCCTATCATCTCCTGCTCCACTTTGTTCGCCTATTAAGACATTTGCAAATACTACTTCATCTATATTTTCTGTTGAACTTTCTAATATGATAACATCATGATCTTCAAGTAACAAATGATTTTCTGAACCTGTAGCAAAATTCTCTGGAACTAATCTATCTGGGCTATCAACATCCTCAAATAATATACTATCGCCGGCATTTGTAGATGATCCGTCCGTTCCATCCAATACAACAAAAAATTCTGTTGGTAAACTATTAGAATCTAATGTGCCATCTACACCTATAAGTGAATCTGTTGCAGTAGAATTAAATGTTGCAGTCTCTAATAAAATCTCCCTGTTATCAACAACAGTTCCCACATCTGGTATAAAACTTATCACATGTTTTAATGTGGAATCAACTGGAATTGCATCATAATCTGTATACGTTGTGATTGTTCCAGATGTATTCATTATTTTAAATTCATGGGCCATGCACTTTCCTAGTTCAACTCAATAACACCCAATGGTGTTGAAACATTAACATTTCCTGTTGTGGAAGTATGAATTGTACTTCCTATAGATGTATGCGACCATATTTGCCCTGTAGTGCTTGTCCATGCTGTACCAACTATTTGTGACAAATCGCCGGAAGTTGTTATTGCCATATTTCCGAACTCAGCTGCTATCGTCACATTTCCAACAGACTTGATGTCGAATGCTCCACCAGCCTTAAATGACATAATACCTGATGAAATTTGTGAGAATTCGCTCGTACTCAATATATAATCAGAGGGAGTTGTTATGTAAATGCCGGCACCAGATGGGTTAGAAGGAACGTCTATTGCTTCCACTGCGAGTGTGTACATACCAGCAATAAGTTCCCACTTGGACCCCTCACTGCTGATAACCACATCACCACCGATTCGACCATTAACCTCTTCTTTGATATTATACCCATGATTACCAATAATCTCTTCCTCAAGATTACCGGCACCTCCAGCACCAACCTTGACACGATGGTTCTTGTGAATCTTCTGATAGAAGTCTCCTTCTATCTCTTGTATGTAATCACCCTTGATAAGTTCGCGCACTGAACCCTCAACCGTAATATTCTGCGAACCCTTGATGACAATCTTCTCGCTACCAATTACAATCTCGTAGTTATTTCCAATAACCTTGGTCACCATAGTACCGTCTGGATGAATCTCCTCAAATGTTCCTGCCTTGTGCTGACGATACATTCTTTCAGCACCGGAGCTATCATCTACTTCCGTGATATGACCAGACTCAGACTCAAACACATGGTTAAAGGGATATACAGCAGATTTGTATTCTTGATATTCTTCATCATACACATCATCTTGCTCTTCTGTTTCAACCTCACGGGTCTTCGTAACACCCTCAGCCTTTATACTTTTTGGTAAAGGCTCTTCCCAAAAACCCCGTGTCTCTTTTATTGCTTGAGTAGATATAGTTGTAAGATAAGGTTTTGTTGCAATAGGAACACCTGTAGTCTCTGATACGTCATCGTCAATCTGAAGAATAGATGCTGGATCACCACGCAATCTCTGATATCTACGATTAATAAGAGAGCTATGGGTTTCAGAAACTATACCAAGAGCAAGTCTGTTTGTATCAGTCTCACCAACACCTTGCCCACTTTTTCTTGTGCCCGGATATGGGCCATACTTTGGTGTGATGGCACCATATTCCGGTTGGACAGAGCCGGGCCCGCGAGGATCATTAAATCCTTCTGTATTATCTGCTTTTGATTGAGAGATTCCCGGCAAAGTACCCATGATAACAGGTTGCTGTGCTTCAATATCCCTAAAGAATCCGACAACCCACGAACCCTCTGTCAAAAATGAGGGTGTGTGTCCAAGGCCTTGCATCGATGGATCAGTCACGGGATGCATAACATGCGCCCACGGCAAATCTGAAGTCTTAATTTGAGTTAAGTCCTCATTATGCCGCCCAAGCACACGAACACGAACTCTACCAACCTTGTCAGGATCGTTCCTGTCTTCAACTACACCAACGAACCAACTAAAACCATCTTTACCCATGAAATCTTGCATGGGACTATTTATAAGAGTTTAATGAAGGTCCGGGTCACGTCCTA